CCTGCATCGTATGCATTAGAACCTTTGTATCCAACAACGTAGTACTGATCAGAACTTACGTTAGCTGAATATGGGTCAATGTATACTTTGAAACGTCCGTTAAGTGTACCAACGAATGTGTTTCCAGTGTCATCGACTTCTCCGAGTCCACCAACAGCACCAGTGATACCTGAGTCGTAGTCAAGTACTCCACTCATAGCAAGTGCAGAAGCAACGTCAGCAGATGTGATGATGATGTTACCCTTTCCTCTACGAGTTTCCTGTGCGATTGCGTTGGCATCTCTTTCGATCTGGAATAATAGTCCCTTGAATTTTTCAACTGACCATCTACCATTACTGTCTACGTCTAAGTCAAACACACCTTGGTTTGCAACGTTTGCTTGAGCACCAGGTTTTGCACCTCTGTATACAGTACGAACAACCTCACGGTTGATTTCAGCAAGTATCTCTGTTGAGAGAATGTTTGCTAACTCAGACTCGGCATCCAATCCGTGAATTGCTTTCAAGTCTTGAGCAAGTTCAACTGAGTAGTCAGCTCTTAATGCTCTACCTTTAGCTTCAACAGCAATTCTGTCGATGCTGAACGCCATTTCCATGAACGCTGTAGATGCATTACCATCACCCAATGCTTCCATTTCAGATGTACTGAACTTAGAAGAAGCAAGGTCATAGTTGCCTTCAGTTGTTCCACCACCAGTAGCATCGTTGATCAAACCTGGGTTTTTCTCAGTTGTTGCTGTTGGAGGAGTAGCACCATCGGTACCAGAGAACTGTGCGTCTGGCTCATCGAAGAATGCTTCGTTGCCATTCTGTGCTGTGTACTTACTTCTCATCGCAAAGATAAGACCAGTAGGACCAGACATTGGCTGAACGCCTGCGATGTCATAAGCAATAAGCTTAGGCATAGCACGACGGATTAGGGAGATCAGTATTGGGTCGAAACCTGCAACTGCACCTGAGTTAGTTGTCTGTGTGTTGATAGGACCAACGTTTGTTGGAGCCTCTGTTAGAACGTTACGCTCTTCTTGTAGAGCACGCTCTTGGTTTTCCAAGAGGATTGCGGTAACAGACTTACGATAGTTGTCCTTAATTTCAGGAAGACCATCATGGTTTAAGACTGGTGCCCACTTCTCTTGGAGCTTTTCTGCATTAAACATGCGAGTTTTACTCCGTTCTTGAGTTAGGGTTTACAGTGTCTATAGCCTCTTAGCGAGCTGTTCGACATACGAAGACATGCTTTCGCTAATGGCTTCAACTTTAGCTGGCTCATCAGTAGAGATTTCTTCTGCTACTTCAGGCTTCTTAGCACCGAAATAACTCTCTTTGATTTGTCCAAGCTTTTCACGATACGACTCTTCGTTTTTGAATTCGACTGCTTCTGCTAGGGAAGTAAACTTATCCTTTTGAACTTCTGCAAGTCCTCTAGAATACTCATTCAAGATCTCATTTTTACGATAGTTCCCTACCTTCTCATACAGTCCAACGTTCTTCTCAATTTGTTCGTTGAGTCGGGTCTCCATTTCATCAAGTTTCTCGCTCATCTCAGCAACTGCATCCAAACTCTCGTCTGGTAAGTTGATGTTTGATTCGATGAACAATTTCTTTAATCCGTCCATAAATGCTTCGGTAACTTCTGAACGTAAGCCACTTTCAATGGCAAGTTCGTTCTCAGTCATCCACTCTTCACAAGCATATGAAAGGAAATTCTCTACGCGACCTGCGAATTCCTCTTTAATTCCTTCGAGTTCTTCACCGATCCTGCGTTCTGCAGTTTCCTTAAGAGATTCAATTCTGTTGTTTACTTTCGCTTGTACAGCGGCTTCAAACACAGTAGTTGCTTTCTTTTGGAATTCTTCGTCAAGATCTGCACCAGACAATACTGCCTTGATGTCCTCACTGATCTCTCCTTCGGAGATTGTCTCTCCGTCTGCTTCTACTTCATCAAAGATCTTCGCTGAAAGACCGCCAGGCATTGCTGATGAAGCTCCGCTTGGTTTTGTTTTGATTGTAGAATCACCTGTTGTTGAAACAGGAGCTGCTGCCTTAGCACCGACGTTATCAGGTCCTTCTGGCTTCTCTTTTGTAGAACCGCCTACCTCTATGGCATCGTTCTTAAGGTCAGATGGTTGAGGTGGAACTGCACCTTTTTTAATAGCTGCGTCGCCAACTGCTGCATCTTCTTTGATTGTTTCCTCAGGAGTAGCTGTCTTTTCAGCGATCACCTTTTGGAATTTTTCATCAATACTAGACATTCTTTGTACTCCTACGGGATTTTTAACTAGTGTATAAATCTATAATTTATTTATAAATCATAAACTTCTTAGGAAAGTCTCAAACGCGGAGATCTTTCTTTCTTGAAGTTCTTGGGGTGAGGGTGCGTTATCAAGGGATGCCTTGATAGCCTCGATTTGTGCTTCTTTAATCTTACCATCGACTAAAGCCCATTCTTTTCCTTCCATAATACCTTCAACAAAAGCATCAGGTGCGGATGGATCTGCTACTATATCTGCAGCAGTAGAAAGGATAAAGTCATCAGCGACTACTTGGAGTGAACCCTCTTTTTTAAGAGAGCCTAAACCTCGTGAAGAAACACCGAGTTGTACCCCTTCCTCAAGCAAGTTCTTTGCGATCTTACCCATAGGGGTCTCTAACAACTTTGCCTTACCTATAAAGTTTTTACCTTCAGGGTAAAGTTCAACGATCTTGTGTGAAACACGATCCAAGTTAACGGTAGGTCCTTCTGGATGACCTAACTCACCAAGTGCTCTTCCGCGTTGGATGAACTCTTCGTTGTACTTACTGACCTCACGGTTCATGCTATCGAAACGATACATGCGTCCATTGCGGTTAGTAATTTCAGTCTGTAGGAAGATACCTTTGATATAAGTGGATTGCTTACCGTCTTTGTCTTCGGTAAGAACCTCTATATCATTGTTCTGTTCCGTTATCAGTCTCATCATCGTTTTCCTCTGATTCGTTTTCATCATTGCGGTTGATTACTTCCGCAGTTTCATCTGCTGATGCTTCTCCTTCTGGAGGTAGTCCAGTTGGTTTTCCATCATCAGGAACGTGCGGAAACATTCTATTCGCAACATCTAATTTACTAGCATCAACTGCAGCTGCAGCTTTAACTTGTAACATATCTTTGATCTTATCGAGAGCATCAGCTCTGTCATTGTCCCAAAGTAAATCAACGATTTCTCGTTCTTGTGTTGCCATAATGTAACGTTGTCTGTAATTTATTTATCAGCTTTAGGTTTTGCAGACGCGGATCCGTTTGCCTTTGCCTCTTGTGCCTTTGCAGCATTCTCTGCAGTCTTTGAATTTTGACTAGCAATTTGAGCTTTCTTAACTTCCTTATCAAGTTCTATATTATCTGTTTCTGCATCTAATTGAGCTTGATCAGCAGCGACTATATCAGTTGGGTTGATTGCTCTACCAGCCTCTAGATCACCTTCCATTTCTATATCCATTTCTTCAATCTGTTTCTCAGTCATACCGAGAACTTCAGCACGAATATAATTGATGGAGAAGTACTTACCAACAAAGGGATCCATAAGACCAAGCACATTGAGTTGCTCTGTCTTCATCTCTAAGTTCTTAAGCTCTGTGAAATGATTATCCTTAAGATAGTCATACTGGATATGTTCTTTCATATCCTCCCAGTCTTCAGGAGTGATAACACTCTTCAGGATTAACTGGGTTTTTAGAGTATCATTAAAGATGTCACTAAACTTCTTGCGGAGTTTACCCACAAATTTAGTGAACTTTAATTCATCTCTAGTGATCTCAGATGACCTTCCAAGGTTAAATGCTGTGCCTGAATCAAGTCTACCTGCTGGAACATTTAACGCTTTGTAAAGTTTTGTTTGGAAATATTGCACGTCTGTCAATTCTCCAAGGTTCTGACCACCTGGTAGAGTAGTAATTTCTGTACCTCTACCGCCTTCACGACGTGGTAACCAGAAATCCTCCATCATTGACATGTATTTTCTGTCGTCTCTTATCTCTCCAGTGGCAGCATCGTATA